GCAGAAGGCGCCGACCGCGCCGTCCTTGGTCAGCGGGTCCTGCTGAAGGCGGATGCTGCGACGGATGATTTCAGATTGGCGGCTCGAAGTCGGCCAGAGCGAGCAATCCCGCCAGTCGGAAAGCTTTGCCAGGTATTTGTCGGGATTCAGTTCATCGCCGCCGATGATTTTGAATACATATTCTCCGTCGGAGGGGACGGAGGGCCAGTACATCAGGCGTTCCGGCTCATAGGTGCTGTCGTCGAAGAAGTCCATCCCGATTTCCTCCGCCACCAGACGGGAGAGGGCGGCGTACTCGTCCGGGTTTACGTCCCGGGACAGCGGAATGACCACGCGCAGGCGTGGAGCTTCCGGGGTGTGGCTGTGGGTGGAGTAGACGGCGCACCGGTACGGGAAGAGCATTTCAAGCTGGCTAAGAAAATCCGCGCCGGCGTAATCGGCGTCCAGCGTGATTCCGGAGCGGCTTTCCACGGTGTCCTTTTTGCGCCGTCCGCCCTTCAGGTGTCCGAGGACGAATCCTCCCGCGTCTTTGGCGGCGTCGCGCCGGTCCTTCGTAAACGTTTTGTATTCTGCGACCGTCTCTGAGGTGCGCCGGGGAATCCGGAACCGCTCGCACAGGTCTTTAAAGGTGATCTTCTTGTTAACCCAGCGCTTGGAAAGACGGCTGTCGCCGTAGGCAATCTTCAGTTCCCGCATCACATTGTCCTTCCTTCATACTTGCCGTGTGCCCAAATGAGGAAATTGCCTCTGCAGGTTGTATCATACTTACTACATGTTTTACCGAACGCCGGGCAAGCACCGCAGTTTAGTACAATAAAACGGTGATCTGCAATAAATTCAGGGGTAAGTGTTTCTTTCCAAACATCAAAGTTGGTTTTCGTATATTTCGTTTCTCTAAATGCCATTCCAGACACCTCCTCGCATCTGCCGTTAAAATACCGCACCGGCATGCCTCGCTTTTTCGCCTTGGCGATTTCCCGGGCCATGCCCTCGGTGATCTGCCAGCCGAAAACCCACAGCTCGTCGCATTTCCCGAGCAGGATAAGAGCGAAGCGGATGCCGAGGGAACGCTGTTCGGCGTCGCCGTCGTCCAGGAACTGCGGATAATGCAGGTGGGGCGCCAGCGGAACGGCGCCCCGGCTGACCGCAAACCGGCAGTAGCCCCGCGCCCGCTCGGCGTTGCGTTCGGGATCGCCCGCAAACGGGGAAGCGATGTAAACAAGCGGCGGGCAAGCTTTGGCGGCCTTTTCCTCCCGCTCCACGTTGGTCAGCGCCTCATAGGCGGTGGGGTCCGGGTAGCCTTCATGGTTGTGTCTGTCCATCCGAAACCTCCTGTTCGATGAGGGAACGGAGCCATCCAATCTCATCTTCGAGCTGTCCGTTCACCGATTCGTACATCCTGTTTTCCGCTTCCAGAGTCGCGATACGCGCTTTTTCTTCCGCGTGTTCGTCCGCATACAGAAACGGAAGCATGAGCCAGCAGGTCAGTCCGACTGTCATGCAGACCCACGGAAGCGCCGACCAGACGGCTCCGCCGACTTTTTTCAGGGCCGCCTTGACGTCCTGTTTCTTTTCAGCCTTCATTACCCGCGGCCCCCTTTCTGAGAAACAGGTTGATGAAATATTGCTGGCCTTTGCCCGTGACCTTTGTGGTCTTGCTGATGGTGACGTGGCCGTCCGAATGGGTGATGGCGGTTTCCTTAACCTTGAACAGCCCCAGTTCCATCGCCCGCTGGGTGGGCGCGTTGTAATCCGTGCCCTTGCGTTTGATGAGGTATCCGTCCTGCCGCAGGCGTTCGAACAGGCGGTTCTGCCCGATGTTGACGCCGTTGCCCTTAAGGATTTTCGCCAGTTCTCCGATAAGAATGGCGCCGTCCGAAACCGTCACGGCATCGGCAAACACGACCTTCGGCTCGTTCCGTGCGGCTTCCAGCTGAAGGCGCTCCCTTGCGGCGCGCTCTTCCTTCAAGGCCGTCAGTACCTTGATCCAGGCGTCAGGGTCATTCATAATTTCCTCCAGCTTGGCGGGCGCAACATACGCGCCGTGCCTGCGGATGCTTGGCAGGACCTCGTGGGTGACCCAGCGCTTGAATTTTCTGGCTTCGGGTTTATCGGAGCGGAGAATCACGTTGTAAAGGCCGCTTTCACTGACAATGGTGGTTTCCTGCTTGCGGCCGATAGCGTCGATGATATGAGTCAGACTCACCTCATCCTCTTCCAGCCTTTCGGCCACCCTTGCGGGAGTGGTCAGGCTGAGGACATCACAGACGTCCTTCAGCACCCACCACGTTTCCGCGCGTTTTTGCACGGTTCGGACTTCCTGCCCCTCGTAGGTAAAGACCTGCATTTCGTTCATATAAAGACCTCCTGAAAAATGATTTTTTCGAGAGGCCGCAGGCCCCTCACCATTCACAGGACAGAAAGGAGCCTTCCGGCAACTGGGCGTTCAATCTTTTTTGTAAAATGGGCAATCGTACCCATCGGCACGGAGCAACAGTCCTTTTGCCCAGGGCGGCGTTTCGTCCATCAGCCGGCAGACGGTTTGTATGGAGGTATCCTCCGGAGCTTCGATGACACACTCGTCGTGGACGTGCATGACGATCCGGTATCCCGCCCGGTCCAGCCGGCGCATAGCGTCACAGAGGATGTCGCGGCTGACTGCCTGCACGATGTTTTCCACGAATTTCGGGCCGTAGCTTTCCATACGTTCCCACTTTTTCGTCGCCCCGACGCCCTCGTAGGTCACGCAGTCCGAACCAAAACGGTTCGTGCCGATGCGTGGCTTCACATAGGCGAGCCGCCGCCCGGACGGCAGGGTAATAAACAGCATGCCGCTTTGGCAGATGAAACGGATGCCGTGCGTTTCGGACACTGTTCTCTCCCGCACGGCCGTCCCCGCCGCCTTGTCCACATCCCCCCAGAGCCGCACAATGTGCGGGTTGGATGCCCGCCAGGCAGAGACAAGGCCCGGAAGCTCCTCTTCGGCAAGTCCTATCTCCAATGCGCCCATGGCCTTGAGCGCGCCGACCGAGCCCCCGTAGCCCAGGGCCAGCTCGGCGATCTTGCCTTTCTGGCGCAGGTGGGAATTGACGCCTTGTTTTTCCACGGGAACCTTGAACATCTGCGAGGCGGAAGCGCAGTAGATATCCCTTCCGGCGGCGAACACCTCCTGTCGCCAGTGCTCGCCCGCCAGCCACGCGATGACCCGTGCTTCAATGGCGGAGAAGTCGACGACCACGAATTTACATCCGGGTTTTGGGACAAACGCCGTGCGGATCAGCTCCGACAGCACCTCCGGGATGGAGCCGTAAAGCATCTCCAGTGCGGAGAAATCCCCGGAACGCACCAGAGCGCGCGCCTGACCGAGATCCGGCATGTGGTTCTGGGGCAGGTTCTGCAGCTGGATGAGCCGCCCGGCCCATCTGCCGGTGCGGTTCGCGCCGTAAAACTGGAACATGCCCCGGGCACGCCAGTCGGCGCAGACGGCGCTCTCCATCGTCTGGTACTTGCGCACCGAGGATTTTGCCAGCTGGCGGCGAAGATCCAGCGCACACTCCAGCGGCTTCGGCGCCGTTTTCATCAGCTCCGCTAACTTCTTTTTGCCGAGGGTGTCGGTTTCCAGTCCTTTTTCAGCCAGCCACCGCTTCATCTGTGTCACGGAATTGGGGTTCTCCAACTCTGTGATTTCCTTCATGCGCCGGGTCAGCTCCGCGCGAGACCGCTCGTCGGTTCGGATGGCATTGCGGACGAGCACCTTGTCCAGCGCCACGCCGCGGTCGTTGATGCGCTGGTCGAGGGCGTATTCCTCCCAGATCGTGTCCGGCACGGGAAATTTGGAAAGCCGCGACTGAATGGACATCTCCGCTTCCACGTCGCGGAGGTTGTAGGCTTTAAAGGCGGCCCACTTGTCCGGCGCATGACTAGGCAGGTTGCGTTTCCTTTGCCCGCCAGCGGCGGTCGGCCGGCAGGGCTGGCAGAAATAGCGGATCAACTCTTTGCCCTCGGACAGCTTCTGCTTTTCCAAACCCAGCACTGCGCCCGCGCTTTCCAGCGAGAGGGGCAGGCCCATATAGGCCGACCAGACCATACTGCACCGCCAGCTTCCGGGATTTAAGTATTCGCCCGGGGGAAGACCCAGCCACCGGGACAGGCAGATGCGCTCGAACTGCGCGTTGAACGCCCATTTCTGCACGCTGTCGTCGGTCAGCGCCGAAAGCACATCCGGAGAAAGGGTTTCACCTGCGGCAAGATCGGCGACATGCACCGCACCGCCGTCTATCGAGTATCCGAACAGCAGGATTTCAAAGTCCGGGGACTCGGCATATTTGTATACGCCGCATCTGGCGAGGTCGCGGCCGCTGTAGGTTTCAATATCAATGGATAAAGTTTTCATAGGCCCTCCCGGATGAGGAAAAACGGCGGAGCCTTGTAAGCCCGCCGTCCTCCGAAAATATTGCGGTGACGTCAGCTGAGGAAGTCGTCGTCGGCCTCGTCTGAGAAATCGTCCTCCGGATGGCTCTTGCCGCCCAGCGGCTCGCCGTCGCGGATCTTCTGCAGGTTGTTCAGCCCGCAGGCGATGCCTTTGTTCCCGTTGGAGTTGAAGGCATAGAAGTTGATGCTGGCACGGCCGTACACGCCGCTGTAGACCTCCGAACGCTCCATGATGGGCTGGCAGGCCGCGTCCACGATGCCCGGAGCCGTGCCGCTGTTGGCATTAATGAAGTAGGCGTTTGCATAGGCGGGGTCGTCCGGACGTTCGGTGTCGCCGTCGCGGAGCGGGGTCTTCAGGGCCGAAAGGGGTGGAACGGTTCTGCCGTTGCCCTTCAGCTTAGCTTCGCCCTCACGGTACGCCGCCTCGATCGCCGCCTTGATTTTGGCGACGGTGCGCGTATCGGATTTCGGAATGATGAGCGACACGGAAAACTTCGGCGTGCCGCCGTTGATGGACTTTGCCTCCCAGACATTGGCGTAGGACCAGCGGGTATCGGGTCCAGTGATCACCTTCATCGGGTTGGGCGCGGTGTGGTTTGCTTTGTTTGCCTGATTAGCCATTGTTGATTTCCTCCATAAAATCAAGATTTGCGGTATTCAGTGCCGGTCTTTTATCGGTCTCCGGCACGAGCGTGGGCTTGCCCTGTGGCTTTTCGACCAGCCCGCCGAGAAGCTCGGAGAACTTTGCCTTTCCGAGGGCTTTTTCCATGGCGGTAATGCCCATGAGCTTATGTTCGAAGGGGTCGAAGCCGGCACGGCGGACAATATCCGTTACGGCGTCTTCGCTGACATATCTGCGGTTGGAACGGCCCTCGACCAGCTTCCAGCCGCGCCACTGCTTTCCGTCGAGAGCGGCCCGGAGGGCATACTCCTTGACGTCGGAGGCCCAGGATACGAGCGCGTCGATTTTGCCGAGGATGGCCTCGACCTCCTCGTCCGTGAGCAGGGGCGGCAGGCGGAAATCGTATTTTGCAAGCTCCATGTTTGCTTCTGCACGCTGGCGGCAGTCATATTTGGCTTTGCAGAACTGGCACCATTCGCCGCAGAGGTACTCTCCGCCGCCGGCGTAGGCAAGCTCTGCTGCCGGTTTCAGGACATCCTCCGCCCAGTGGTACAGGCTTTCTTTGGAGACCGTACAGTTCGACACGTTTTCACGCCGCGGTTGATAGATGGCCATCGAAACCGACCGGATGTCGTAGATGCCGTCGAACAGTTCCAGCGCGCCGAGGGCGTACAGCTTCATCTGCGGGTTGTCTTCCGCTTCCACGAGTACGCCCTGTCCATGTTTGTAGTCCACTACATGGAGCGTGCCGTCTGCGATGATGATGCAGTCCGTCGTCCCAAACCCGTCCTTCACCCAGCGGGAGAAATCGACGCGCTGTTCGATGAGCACTGTGGGGTCCGGGCAGATCTGCCTTGCCGTTTCGACCAGTTCGAGGACGAAAGCGGCATAGCCACTGGCGCATTCCTCCATTTCCTCGCTGTAATGCGAAAGGTTTTCCACCGGGTTCTCCGCGGGCATTCCCATAGCCGATTTCAGCCTGTACTCGCAGAGGGCGTGGGCATCCGAGCCTTCGGCGGCGTAGTCGGAGCCTTTGTCCTCGTATTGCTCGCAGAGCCGCGCGGAAGGAGGGCAGTGGAGCCAGCGGTGGGCGCCGGAAGCTGAAAGAACCGCGTGCGTCCTCATGTCAGAGCCTCTGCTTCTGCCAGCAGGCCGGGATATTCCGTCGGGTCGATTTCTGACAGCTTCGCGGCGCCGTGCTTCAGCAGAAGTTCCCGGACCTCGGCGGTATGCCCGGCGCGGCTTCTTTCCGCGAGGACAGCACGCACCTGCTCCAGAGTAACTGGCTTCGGTTCGGGGACGGGTTCGGACTGCGACGGTGCTTCTGCCTTTACGCCGGATGTGCTGAACAGGGATGCCAGGCCGTCCGCGGCGGCGTTTAGCGACTGCGCCGCACGGCGAAGCTCCTGAAGCGCAAGGTCAAGTTCACTCATCCTTCCCATCGGCGTTTCCTCCTTCCTCTTCGGATTCGTTCAGCTTCTGAAGTTCCAGAAGTTTCCGGGCGAGCCGCCTGGACACGACGCTGATTGCGGTCAGTACCCCAGCAAGTTCTTCGTCGAGCGTGCCGCCGCTCACGTCCGTTTCGGTAATGCGCGTGTTTTCTGCCATGTGTTTTACCTCCGTTTCCGGGGACGTTTTGTTCCCCTCGCCATTCACAGGACAGAAAAAGGGGCGCCGGCAACCGGCACCCCTCGTGTTTAGCAAAAATTATTATTTTTCCATGATGCCGCGCAGTTTCTCAAGGATTTTTTGCTTGCGCTTGACGACGGCCTGATGGGATATTCCGATTTCCGCGGCGCAGTCGCGAACGGTGCGCTCGTCATAAAACAATGCGCGGATAAGGGATTTTTCCTCCGGAGCCAGCTTGTCCAGAGCTGCGGCGAGAAGTTCAAGCTCCAGCTTGTCCTCCACAATGCTGGACACGCTGGATGGGTCGGCATAATCAAACCCGTCTTCGGTAAGCCTGTCCAGAGAAAGCACACTGCCTGTCCGCTGCCGGTCGCATTTGCCGCAGTCGCCTTCGCAGCGTTTGGTTCCGCCCCTGCCGGTGCTGACCATGCATCGTTTTTCGCGCTCCTGACGCTTATGCTCCGCCCAGGTAGGCTGTTTGTAGGCGTGGTAAACCTCCTCGGTAACAGGGACTTGTTGACCATTGATTTCAATGAAGCGTTGTTTAAGGCTGCTATTACTATATTTCTTTGTCATTGCTTGACTCCTTTCAGATTGACAAAGGAGCCAAGCGTGGCTAAACAAAGAGCCGAATGGTCACGAAACACAAAAAGCCGGATGGTTACGAACATTGCGTTTCGTAACTCATCCGGCCATTTGGTAGCTCTCACTCGGCTCCGTTGCTCGGTATGAATTTGTTGTAAGGTTGTTTCTTGGTCAGCCTGTCGTGTTTATTGCACTCATGGCTAAGGGCTTGCCCGTGGCAAATGGTGGTTAAAGCCATGCGCCATACGCATCACCTCCTTTCGCGGCGTTGTTATGTTTTGGCGACTTTCAGTTCCGACCTCTCGTTGCAGGGAACTGATACGAACTTCCCGCACTGCGGGCATTTGAGCGTAACCTCGACCTCTTCTTTAGGAAGACGGGATATGTCAAAGGCACGGCGACCGCAATTTGGACATTTCATCTTTTTCTTTTCCATTGTATTGTTCCTCCTCGTAATAAACAATAACGCTACTTAGCTGTTTAGCGAAGTCGTGCGGTAAAAAAATATGGACAAGTAAACAAGGGTGCCTCGCCTTTATGGGATGAGGAGACCCAGCTCATCAAGTCTTATACTTGCAGACTCCTTTGAAACAACATAGAAATCTGCAAGCTTCCCGATTATCCATTTGCGGGCGGGTATGAGCCGCTGTGTCACATACGGCGTGGTCTTGCTTTCTGCTTCAAACCGTTCCACCATAGTGCCGAAGGTCTGCACGGGCATTAGGATGCGCGGCGCAATGTTTACTGCTTGCCACTCCATCCACATTTCGTCCGTCCACTCGCCTTGCTTGGATTCATCAAGTTTGGCGGTGGGGCATTTGTATACCTTGGCTGCGCGTCTATCAAGCACAGATTGGAGGATGTGATAGTCGCGGTGTTTCCACCAATGGAAACCCTCATGGGCGATGGTGTTGTTCTGGCAGCCGATGTTTCGCTGGTTGAGCGTGTCGGGGTCTATAATCATAGTTCCCCAGCGCACCTTGATTTCCCTATACTCTTCTGTTTCGGGGAGATAGATTTCTACCAATCCGCTCGTGAAACACATCTGCCCATAAACGCTCAGGTCTTCGGTGAGATGCCACTCGCGGATACGAAGCCCCATCTTCTTCATAACGACATCACGAATAGGCACTGGCATAGGGTTCTCCAGCGCCTTCGGGTAATATTGAGCAAGAAATTCTGTAGCCACATCGTCAAAGTCGGTCTTTGCATAACGTGGTACGAGGTCATTTGTAATGTCGGTCATAAGCGCGTCTTACTCCTTATCATCCATCTCTTCCACAACCTTCTTCCAGAAGTCGTCTCCGAGGTTTTTGCTGTTGGCACGGCGCAGGGCAATGCGAACGTGTGGCAGGTTGGCATCCATAATATACTCAGGCAAGTCGGGCGCGGCTTCAGCCCTTTCGCGCCCCGCAAGATCGAGCAGTTCCGTGCGCTCCGTTTCGTCTAAGCGGAGGGCTTCCGCTATCTTTTCGAGGAGTTTCATTTCAGGCGGATTGCGCCTCCCTTTGATAATGTCCGACAGATAAGTTGCCGTCACGCCCATCGCACTCGCGATGTCCTTCAGCATTATGTCGGTGCCGTCGGCTCCTCTGCCGCGGCGTTTCTGGTCAATGTATTGACCGAATTCACCAGCCATAGCCATTCTCCTTTCGTAATCGTCAATCAGCTACTACGCTAATTAGCTCATTTTAATAATACTCCTTTTAGAACAGCTTGTCAATACCAGTTCATAAAAATTTTACAAATGCCTGTTTGCCTGCGTTGGGGTAGGCAAATGAATCGAAATCAAAGCAAAAATCTTGCAATCGCAATTATATCTATTGCAAAAAAAACATATATCTGATATAATGAATTTAAAGTGCGGCGAAAGGAGTGATTGAATGGCTATCAGCTACAAGAAACTATGGAAACTCCTGATTGACAGGGATTTGAAAAAGAAAGACCTGCGTCAGATGGCGGGTATAAGCGCCTCATCAATCACAAAACTCGGAAAGGACGAGAACGTGAACACCGAGATATTGGAACGGATATGCAAGGCACTGGATTGCGACATCTCCGACATTATGGAGATGCGCCCATGACGCGCGCAAATTTGTCAATCGTATGGAGGAAACTATGGATACTAATTACACGCCGCACCAGAAGCGGTACTTCGCCGAACAATTAACATTGTCGCGCCCTGCGCGTGAAATAGAAGCCCTCGCCTCGTCTATGTCGGGCGTAAAGGTAGACCTAAACCCGCACCAAGTGGAAGCGGCGCTCTTTGCTTTGCGCTCGCCTATCTCAAACGGCGCGTTGCTTGCCGACGAGGTAGGGCTTGGAAAAACAATAGAAGCGGGTCTCGTCCTCGCACAATTCTGGGCAGAGCGCAAGCAACGCATACTGCTTATCCTGCCCGCATCTCTCCGTATTCAATGGAAGACGGAACTGGAAGAGAAGTTCAACATACCATGCGTCATCATTGAACACCCGAAGCGTCGCAAAGGTGTGACGCCACCGGCTAATCTTTTCTTGCAAGCCACGCACGACAAGAAAGTGGCGATATGCTCTTATGAGTTCGCCTCGGCGAGCAAGGATAGCATTTCGGCTATCCCTTGGGATTTGGTAATCATCGACGAAGCGCACAGGCTTCGCAACATATATAAGAAGACGGGCAACGCTCGTGCCAAAAACATCAAACAGGCCTTGGGCGGCAGAAAGAAGCTGCTCCTGACAGCTACGCCGTTGCAAAACAACCTGAAAGAGATGTACGGACTGACCACCATCATCGACGAGCATATTTTTGGGGACGCCGCCGTGTTTGCGGCAACGCCTATACCCGAACTGCGTTCACGGCTTCGGAACTTTTGCGTCCGCACTCTGCGCCGAGATGTGTCCGATTCAGGTTACATCAAGTTCACCCGCCGACAAGTCATCACCCGCCCCTACACCCCGGGCGACACGGAGCAAGAACTCTACGACCGTATGTCGGAATACTTACAGCGTGACCATATCCGCGCTTTACCGGATAACGGAAGACAGCTTGTAACGATGGTTATCCGAAAACTGCTCGCGTCGTCGTCGGCGGCGGTCTCCAAAACCCTGCAATCTCTAATTAACAAGTTGGAGGCTTTGCAGGAAGGCTATGACGATAATTTGGAAGGAGACCTCTCCGAGGACTTTGAAGCCTACGGCGAATACAGCGAGGAATACACCGATGAGGACGAGACTGACGATGAAGCATTCAACGAAGACAGGCAGCGTGACAGGCAGGAAATTATAAAGGAACAGGAACTGCTGAGGAGTATTAAAGCCCTTGCCGACAGCATCAGCCACGACGCCAAGGGCGACGACCTCTTGACCGCGCTTCAGGCGGGTTTTGTGCTTGCCGAGGAAAGTGTGATGCAAGTAGACGGAAAAAGAGGGGCGCGCAAGGCGGTCATCTTCACCGAAAGCACCCGCACACAGCAGTATGTGCTTGGACTACTGAACGAGGGCGGCTACGAGGGTCAGGTCGTGCTTTTGAACGGCTCGAACAACGACGAAATCTCCAAGCGTATATATGATGAATGGAAAGAACGGCATAAGGACGACGGGGCGATAACCTCATCCAAAGCTGCCAATATGAAAGCCGCCATTGTGGAGGAATTCCGCGACCGCGCCACCATCCTTATTGGCACGGAGGCCGCCGCCGAAGGTATCAACCTCCAGTTCTGCAATATGGTTGTAAACTACGACCTGCCATGGAATCCGCAGCGTGTGGAACAGCGCATCGGTCGCTGCCATCGTTACGGGCAAAGGTATGACGTGGTGGTCGTGAACTTCGTAAACCAGAACAATGCCGCTGACAGGCGGGTGTATGAACTGCTTGAAAGCAAGTTCAGGCTGTTTGAGGGCGTGTTTGGCTCGTCGGATGAAGTACTGGGAGCGTTGGAGCGCGGTATCGACTTTGAACGGGCGGTATACAACATCGTGCAGAACTGCCGAACCGACGCCGACATCAACCGCGAGTTTGACGCCCTGCAGCAGCAGTACGCCGACATCATCGCGGAGCAGAAAGCCCAGACTATTCAGCAGGTTATGGAGTTCTTTGACGAGGACGTCACCGCTAAGCTGAAAAACTGCGAGACCAGAACCCGCGCCAGCCTTGCCAAGTTCGACCGTTGGAAGTTCGACCTCTTCGCCGCTTATGGTGCGACGCGGGTTAATGACAGAGACTGGACTTTCGACTACAAGGGCAAACGCTACATACCCTCGTGGGCGGAGGCCAAAGCAGGCGGCTCAGGCACGTTCCTTGAATCTGAATCACCGATATACACGAAGCTGCGCGACGCTGCCGCCGCCCTTGACGTGCCAGCAGTTCGGATACGCTTTAACCATTCCACGCTGCCCGCCACGGAGCAGATGGGATTCTTTAAGAACGGGAATGCGGGGCTAACTGGCGCTGTCTCCATTGACAAGCTGACCTATAATTATGGTAAGGAAGGCGAAAAGGAGCAACACCTTCTCATC